CACCTTTTGACATATTGCCACCTTATCCGAGTAAAGATTTCATTTTCTTGGCAGGCACTTTGCCTTCATTGATCATGTCCAGAAGTCCACGGCCATACTTATCGACTGAAGACTTCTTGATCACATACTCACCCATGTCAAGATTGACAGCGCCATCATCTGGACCAGGAGGGTTTGCTCCAAACATCAAGCCACCATGGACATAGCCACCTTTGGCCAAGCCTGTACTTGTATCTAATTGTTGTGCTGCCGTTGTTGCTGCCGCTGTTGTTGCCGCTGTATTAGCCGCATTGGCCGCAGCGATCTGGTCATACAAAGCAGGGTTATATCCACCCATTGCTTGGCCACCAATAAAAGTCGCATAAGGATTACCAACTGGGCGCATTTGGGCCATTACTTGTGAGTATGGTGATCCACCAGCAACATTTGATGCGTCATATCTTGATTGAACACCGCCAACATCAACACCAGTGGCACGGGCCACATCGGTGGGGCTGATGCCATATCTGTCCATCTCATTTCTGAGTTGAGTGTCAGTTAGATTTCTATTGTTATTAACAAAATCAAAAATGTTTTTATCAATTTGAGCTTGAGTCATTCCATTATTCAAACCCCAAGTCAATCCAGCTGATTGTCCTGTCGGTGTTGCTTGCACTTGTCTTTGCTGTTGGCCGCCCATCACATTGGGGTTGTACTGCGCACCAATTGGGATGGACATATAGTTATTGAAATTCTGTGCAAAGCCTTGAGTGGCATTGGCAAATGGCAATGTACCAGCAACACCAGTCGCACCAGTCGCACCAGTCGCACCAGTCGCACCAGTCGCACCAGTCGTAGGCGTAGTAAGTAAGCCTGGCGTTGTTGGTCGCACTACCACCGGAGGCCGTGGAAGAGGCGTAAGTGGTGGTGGTGGTGGTGGTGGTGGTGGTGGTGGTGGTGGTGGTGGTGGTGGTGGTGGTGGTGGGGGTGGTGGTGGTGGTGGTGGGGGAGGGGGAGGGGGAGGCGTAACAACACCAGTTTTTGCCGCGTTATATCTAGCCAAAACCCCTGCATAGTCAACACCAGTGGCACGGGCCACATCATTAGGACTAAAGCCAAGACGATCCATTTCAGCGGCTAACTGAATATCATTTAAGCCACGATTATTATTAATAAAATCAAAAATGTTTCTGTCAATCTGGGCTTGGGTCATGTTGTTGTTTAACCCGTATGTCAAGCCAGCAGACTGCTCGACACCCGTTGGGGCAACATAACCACCAGTTCCAGTGGCCACATTGAATCTTGACTGGACACCAGCCAATGGCACACCAGCCGCATTCGCAACATCTTCTGCGCTCACGCCAAGTCGTGTCATTTCAGCTTTTAACTGAACATCATTCAATCCACGATTTGCATTAACGTAGTCAAAAATATTTTGGTAATACTGCTCTTGGGTCATCCCATTATTGAGCGCGTAATTAAGAGCTGCTGATGCCATATTTATTCCCCTAAAGTTCCTTTGCCATTACAGACCATTGTGGACTGTAACCTTCGTCTTTCAAAAATGTCTTTGACCAGCCCCTTCGGCCTGCCAAAGTCACCCTGGTGCAGCCGACAGACTTGCCCCAGGATTCGATCAATGGTCGCATCCGTGAGAGTTCGTCTAGGTCGCCACCAGCCAAGAAGTAATGCAAATTCTTTAGCCTGGGATAGACAACGATCTCCGTCAATACCACTGAGTCCTTGGCTGGCCACAGCTGTAATCTGTGATCCTCGACCATCTCAGCGACATCGTCAAAATTGTGTGTGCCTCCACTGTATTCTAAAGCAGCCTCCACATGGTGGCGCAGTCTTTCCAAATGTTCTTGGTCGCTCATCGCTTACCGGCTGGGATGGCCTCAAGTCTCATCACCCCAATGCGCCAGTCGGCCAATACCGCACCAGTCACCTTCACATTGACCTGGCGCGCGGCAAACCGGACATCGGTCGGGTTGGCTGCCGTATAGGGTCCAAATGTGGATTGTGTCCCTGTGGGGTAATTTCGGGTTTTGAATGAAACCACCGCCTCACCCAGTGTTTGCTCATCTGGGACAACTTGCCTGACAGACATGATGTTGTCGCCATTGCCCAATTGGACTGGTCCAGACTCGGCATAGACGCTGGCGCTGTCATAAGCAAAACCGACCTCATGCTCATAAATGTAACCATCAGTTGAAACCATCAAAGGATATGTGAACACACCGGCATCAGAGCCAGCAGTTCTGGCCAATGAGCCAATGCTCCAGTGGTTTTCTCGGTAGTTGAAAGTCACATAAGAGTCATTCTCTGTGCTTTGGCTGCTTGGGTAATACCACCAGATTTCACCAAATTGACTGTTATGGACCGCATAGACCTTGGATGCCTGGTTAAAGTTGATATTGCCAAAGACGTAATCCGACACATCACTTGGCAGTGGCTTGACGTAGCCGTCATAAATAAAGAAGCCAGATTTGCTCATCCAAATGGCCGCTGTATCAATAGCCGCCACAGACTGGGCTGAAATAAGGCCGCAGCCTGATCCGGCCTTCTCAAAACCATAAACAAATGGCGCGCCAACATACTGGGCCGTATGAACGTCAACATCTGTAAACAGTAGGTTGACACCTTTGACACGTTTGCCAGCGATCAGTGTGCCAGGCGTGGCCAGCTCATAATCGCCTGCAAGGTTGTCGCCTGCCGGTGTCCATAGGGTATTGTTTTCTTGGTCGCACCACTGCACTTTGCGTGGGTTTCCACCAGCACCAAGTGCAAACAAAATGCGCTCTTGCGTGACCAGTAGTGCCTTGTTGCCCGTTGGCGCGTTGGTAATAGCCGCAGCCAGTGTTGGGGTTGTAAAGCCTAATTGCCACTCATAGAGCTTGCCATCAGAGCTTGAGCAAGCCACCAAATACTCACCCCAAGTGTCTAGGGACCATGTGGTGGCTGGGGTAATTGTTCCAGTGTCTGGCCGTGCAGTGCCATAGGCAAAATTGCCATAGGTGCTGTAACCATAGCCGGTCTTTGAGACTGCATCTGCAATGCCAGCTGTAAAGCCAGTGGGCGTGATTTCTTTCAGTGTTCCGGCCTCATTCATGGCATACAGTTTTGTATGTGTACCGGCTGCAATAAATCGGTTGGAGCTGTTATCGCGCCAAGTGATAAGCCCTCGGCACTTTCCAGACATTTGCCCAGCAGCTCGTTTTCTCCAGCCACCTACGGGTCGTAAAGTGTTCTCGTACCAGCGAACTAGGTTTGCGTCATACCAGCGGCCTGCTGCCTGGTACTCAGTGCCGTTTCTGTAAATGCCTGGTGGTAGTTTGAGTGGTATGTACATGGCTATATTGTTGGTAAGTTGGACACAAAGCTCATTGTGACAATGGCTGATGGTACTGCTGGCCGTGTGGGGCTGGTGCTTGTCCCAAAATGCTCCAAAGTCACATTCACATTGTCAACCTTATAAACGATTTCAACATAGTCGCCTGCATCCAATTCAATAAAGAAGTTCAAGGCCGCAATCATGTGACTTGGATCACCCGTGCTTTTTCTTGCAAGAGGGTGAAATCTGCTGTTTGAGTTGTCTACGTTTGTGCCATTCTTGCGAAACCAAATGTCCACATCATGGCTGTCGTTGGTGGTGTTTTTGAGTTGAATCGAAAACTGGATGTTAAAAACACCAGAGTCTGCGACATTAAGCCTTGAGCTGTTTGACAGCGTGACCCCGTTGGAGATGTCTGTCGTGTTAAACGTCACAGCAGTGGCCACAGTGGTGCTTGCAGCTGCTTGGTCAGTCGAGTCGTGAAATGCCCCATGGGGTGTGTTCAAAAACTTGCCGCCCCTTGGCCCAAACAAAGCGCCCAGCACTGATGTCACTTTTCTGAAGTAATTATTCAGAGCGCCATAGTTCTCATTAAAGTGCCTGCGCTCATACCCCTCTGGCGGGAAACCCAGACTCGGTATAGATGGTGACTCTAATTGTTGCTTGACATTGGCCATGGCTAATTATGTCAGGACAGACAGTGCATGGTTGATGTGTTTGATCCGGTCATCGAGGCCAATAAAGCCGCCATTGATCTTTTTGGTCATGGTCCGATAGTCTTGGCTGTCTGCATACTGGTTGAGCTTGTGAGTGTCCCAAAACCATCCGGCAGTCAGGGCTGCATACTGGGGCGTGGCCACCAGCTCTGGCTGCATGATCAGGTCCACACCTAGCGCCTGGCCAGCGTGGTGGTAGTTGGCAGACCCTGTGAGCTGGATGCACCCGCGGCCTCTGAAACGATAGCCATCCCCACTGGCCTCATCCCTGTTACCCATTCGGCTGCTGTAGACAGTGTTCGCAATGAGCTTGGGGTTTCTGGCGCAAGATTGTGCCTTGGCCGCGTCAAAGCGCTTGGGCCAGAGCTTTTGCAATGCTTCAGCCCTGTAATTCAAGTTCTCTTCCAAGATTCTGAAATTGCCACACTCATGGCCACACTGGCCGATAAAGGCAGCCTGGCGCAGGGGCGTTGAAATGTCAAAGCGCTGAAAAGTCTCATTGAGCGCATCGACCCACTCTGGGCCAATGTGCAGTTGCTGGAGCTGCTGACTATTGACCATTGACAATTCTCCTTACTTCTTCGTAGGCGCTGACGCAGGCGTTGAGCTTGGTGATGGCTTTGTCTCCTTCGGCTGCGAGGTCGATAAGAGTTGCAATAGTCTGTCGCTCAAGTTCGCTTTCATCGGGCTGGCTGGGTTGTGGATTTCCAATGGCAATGGTGGCACTTGCATTGGCTTGTGGACAACTTGCGGTTGGGAGGCGCAGCCGGCCAGTCCTAGCAAGCTCATGCATAGCAGACTGTTTTTTCTTGACATCATCTTGGGCCTTTCTGAGTTTCGTTTCCTGGTCAATCAACTTAGTGCCAAGCTCTGCCTCTTTGGCTCTGGCTTCATCATTCTTTTTGGCAATGGCAATCTTCATGTCATTGTCCCTGTCTTGCCATCCAAAGTGATAGCCACCTCGGTAAGAGCCAAACAAGGCAATGCCGATTGCCAGGGCGATATAGGGTAGTGGGATGCCAAACATCAGTCTGTCTCCTGTCTGGCCGCTGCCAGCTGCTCGCGCTCATGGTCATCCTCAAGATGGTCCGGTGGCGTGTCTGGTGGTGGACCAGGGGTCCATGACTCGTCTAGCTCTGGGTTCTGCCAAACAGGCATTGCACCAAAGGCTTGACCAGGAATATTGTGAGTGTTTGATTTAAAGCCGTGATTGTTGCTGTAGCCATATTGCTGGCCCACACACTGGCCCATGGGTGGCGTTGGATTCATTCTTTCGGCAAATGATTTAGCACCCTTGTTAATGGTAAACATTCCGATCAATGTGCTGATACTTCCAACCAATAAAAGCACAACGTCATTTAAAAGTTTAGTAAAAGCAGAGTCAATGGGCGCCATAGATTTGATTGGCTGTGTTATGAAAATGACAGAATAGAGCATTGAAAACACTGTTAAGCCAAAGACAAGCATGACAACAACCACTGCAAAAAGCCACGCATAAACTTTTATAAGTTCAATAGTTTCTTCTGTGCTTTTAACTTCAGAAAGTTTCATTTTTTGACTTCCTCTTGTGGTTGGACATCATTGACTTTTTTCTCCAAGATGGGTGCTACCAAGTATTCTGGGCAAGTCTGAGTGAATAGGCATCTAGGTTTCTGGCACTCAGTTGCGTGAAAATTGTCAGGGTTCTGGCACTTGTAACGATATTTTTCTTCGCAGCCAGTCAGCAGTAAAAGAAGCAGTAGATATTTCATTACCCTAAACCAATCATTGCCAAGAATTTGCCCACGATCTTATTGGATAAACTATCAGGTAAAAATTGAAGAAACCCAAGCACGTAAATTGCAATAGCACCCCTAATCCACCATTTGAGCAGTTCATCAAACGTCTTCTGATATTCGTTCATCTGCCACACCTTTTGGTAGTTTCACAGAATTGCATCAACTCATAGATGCCGATCCCCACCAAGAACAACACAAACGCACAGCCGCCAATGATTATGGCCAGCTCTTGCATTTCAGCTTCTTTCTCTTTGGCTTTTTTTTCTGCTTTCTCTAAAGACCTAAGTTCTCTGGCATCATCCAAGTCCATTTGGGCCTGCCTGGCCTTGATCTTATTGAAGACATCAATCTTGCCAGTCTGCATAAATAGCAGTTTTAGCTCTTCCTCAAAAACTCGACTCTGCTCCAAAACCATCTCGATTTGGAGGGCCACTCCCATGTTTGAGCCTTTGCCCTTCTTGGCATCAAGCAGGGCTTTGGTAGCCACTGACCGCGCATCAAACATCTTGCCAATCATTGGCGCAAGTGAGCCTAGATCATTGGCCACCTTGCTGGCCTTTTTGACCATGCTGATGGCGCTTTGTATTCCCTCTAGGGCTGTGATCGGATCAATCATTTCTTTTCTACCTTTTTCCACTCAAGGCAAACAACTCTCCGATTGTAGACATCACCGGTCCAAGCCCACTTGGTGCATCTATATTCGGCAGCAGCTGCTAATAGGACCAGAGCATAGATCATGGCCACATCAAAATGATGACAAACCCGCCCCAAATCACAAAGGCCGTGATGCAGACCGCGGCAATGAGTGCCACGGCCCAGTCTCTCATAGCCCGAAAATCTTCTTGACGAATTCGGCAGCCACCCCTGGCCCGAACAACACCGCAATGATTACCGCATAGAGAAGATATTCAATCTTGGTCATGCGCTTGTCCCCATCACGCAGTGACTTGTCGATGTTGTTGTATCTTTCAAGGCAGACAGCTTCATGCACAGATAGCCTCTTGTCAACTTCTGAATCCATGATTAGGCATTTCGTGCAGCTTCAGCCGCAGCCTGTGCCGCTTGATAAGCCGCAATACACTCTGATGTCCACAATAATTGGGCTAATGCTTTAACTTGGTTAATTGAATCTGTTGGCACAGCATTAAAGTTTCCAAGTGCTGTAACTGCTGAAGACGCATAAGCATCAATGTCACAATCAGGCGGGAAATTTATATAGTGTGTTCCAAGAGCATCACCATCAGAGGATGTTTTTTGTAATGCCAAGAAGATGTTTCCATTTGCTTCGTGCTGAATAAATTTATGTGTTAAGTTTTTCATTTAATTTCCTTGGTTATGCGAGTGTGTACGTTATAGACAAATTATCAGTTATTCCTTTAGTACCGCTGGCAGTAAAAGCACTTGTAGCCGCATCCCAATAGACAGTTACAGCGTTATCATGAGCACCATAAAGCATTCCGAAATATGTAGTAGAGTTGTTATAAACACGTGCCCAAAAAACATAAGCAGTCCCTGACCTTAGTGCGACAGGAAGTCCCGTTATGGTAAAAGCAGTTGTGTTACTCGTTCCTGTAATACTTGGAATTTTGACAGTTACTTGATTACCAATTTTTGTGTAATACGCTGTTCCTGTTGGTGAAGTTGTAAATCCAGTTCCAGTAAATGTAAATGAACCTTCTTCATAGTCGTCTAGCGTATTAGCGTCTGTAGATGCTGATTGCGTTGATGGGAATGAAATTCCAGTTCCTGATACAGAAGTTGCGCTTTCAAGGGCTAATGTTTTCCCTTTACCAAATTCTAAAAGGGTTGTAAATGTTTGTGTGGAATTTGCACTAACACTAGGCGCACTTGCGAACTGATGAAGACCAGCAGTTTGGGCATAGACCGAAGATGCACCAGTAGCTTTTGCAACCTGAGTACCTGAAGCATTTACAAAAGTATTTTGACCAATATATTGGTTAGTTGTTGAATAAGAAAACACAGAACCCGCTGGCATATCTATAGCTTTATTATCTACATACCATGAGTTGATATCACTTGTGCCAACACCAATGCTACCTGTGAAATAAACTTGTGAACCGCTAGTTGTCCATTGGCTTGCGGCAACAGCAGCCCAAGAACCATCACCACGCCAGAATGTTGACGCACTAGCAGAAGTTCCTGAGTTTAGGTTTGTAACTGGTAGATTTCCTGTTACACCTGTGGACAATGGCAAACCAGTGGCATTGGTTAGCGTTCCGCTTGTTGGTGTTCCAAGAATCGGAGTCACCAAGGTTGGTGAAGTGGCAAAGACAGCAGAGCCAGTCCCAGTTTCATCTGTCAAAGCAGACCTTAAATTGGCACTGCTTGGTGTTCCCAAGAAAGTGGCAATGCCTGTTCCAAAACTTGCTATTCCCGTACCGCCCTTTGCGACCTTTAGCACTGGGCCGGTATCAAACAATGCGTCAATTAAATCTAGGTCAGTATTAACTTTCGTTCCCCAGGTGTCAGTGGATGCACCGACTTCTGGTTTGGTGAGCAATAGGTTGGTCGTCGTGGAATCTGCCATAGTAATCTCCGTTAAATCCCGTGATTAGGGTGAAAGTTTAATTGCACTTCGGCTGATTTGCGTTTGCATACAGCCTCAAAAAAGTCATCAAAATACCCTAAAAATTTCCCGCAAGCTCTGACCTCCCATTTGTCATATCGCTTGCCTAATCTTTTGGTCCATGAAACCCCAACAACACCAGATTTGTTGTCAATTGGTTTTGAAATATTTTTGCCGTTTCCGACTCTGTCAGTTGCCCTAAGATTGACAAGCCTATTATCAGTTCTTACATGGTTTTGGTGATCAACTTCTTTGGGATAAGAGCCATAAAGATATAGCCAAACAAGCCTGTGAGCGCTATGCCTGACTCCATCTATGCCAATGATCCAATAACCATGGTTATCAACACCACCGGCCACTTGGCCTTTTGATGCTCTGGTCCTATTGATTGTCCATGTAAAAAGACCAGTCTCAGGATCATAGTGCAGCACTTCTTTCAAGCGCTCTTGCGTCAATGATTCTGTCTTTGTCATTCTTACCCCTATGCGGCTATTTGCCAAGTTTCGCTATTATCCGCAATTGCAGTCCAAGTTTCACTGCTGTCAGCAATTGCATCCCATGTTTCTGATGTGTCTGTGATCGGTGTCCAGGTCTCTGCATTGTCAGAGATCGCATTCCAAGTTTCTGCCGTGTCCGACTCAGGGACCCATTTTAGATTGCCATCGACAGTCATGGTCGATGTGCAAGTGAAATTGATTGCACCGGTTTGTGTTCGGGTGCTATTGACAGTCATTTCAGACTGGGCCGCCATCAGCACTGACGCGCCTAACACCACCTTGGTAGCCACAGTCATTGTGGCAAAGTCTTGAATCAGAATCTGAACCAGCGGGACCCTGACAGCAGCCACCGACATGGTGCTTGTATCGACCGAGGCAAATGCACCAATGGCCACTCTGGTGGCCGCAAAGCTGGCGCTAGAGCTTGCAGCAAAGGTCGATGCACCTATGGCATACCGCACCGCATTTGCGGCCATGGAGCTGGTGCTAGAGGCCGTGGCCGAGGCATTGGCCACCCTTTGCGCAGCAGCTGTCGCACTGCTAGACGCTGAAACCGCAAATGATGCCGTCTTTACCACAGTGGCCGAGACAGTCTCTGTGCTTGCGCTAGAAACAGAAAACGCGCCTGTGCAGACGCGTTGACCATTGATTGCAGCCGTGCTGGTGGCCGCGAAAGTAACCGCCCCAAGGCTTACGCCATAGGAATACTTTCCTTGTCCATATGGGCCAGAGCCGTATGCTGCCATGTCATGTCAATGTGACATCAAGGTCGCCAGCTGGAATGCGCAGCACATCGCCATCATTGATGGTGCGTGCAGTTGTGAGCGCGGCCCAGGCCAAAAGATTGCCACCAGTGCTTGCATCAAAAATGCCAGCCCAGCCAATTGATCCCCAGTTTCCACCAGAAGCAGCTGCAAATTCGATGGCCGCTGCGTTTGTTGCGTTTGTGGGACTTGTGCCTGAGACAGTGATCGTGCCAGTCACCACTCGCGCATAGGCGCTGCCAGACACTTCAGTGCCGCCACCAGTGTCACTGGGTGCGGCCGTAAAGAGGCCAACATACCAAGCAGTGGGGCGTGTGACCGAGCCAGTGGTCAGCAAGTACGTTAAAACTAGGTTTTCGGTGTAGTCGGTAAAAGATGACATGGTTTAGTCCTTATCCAAAAGTCTTTGCACGGGTCAGCAATGCACCACCAGAAGATGCACCACGATCATCGGCAGTTTGCGCGTCATTTAAGGCTCGCTCATACAGCGTTGCCCATGTCTGGATTCTCGCATCATCTTGCAAGTATGGCGCAGCCTGGAGCAATGCGCCATACAGATAAATGTCGGGACTTGAGGCCAAAAGCCAATTGCTTGAGACACTGCTTGATAACTTTGTCAACTTTGCGTAATAGGTCAGCTCGGTCGTGTAGTTACTGTCTGGTGTCGGGACAATGCGAAACTGGCCACCAACAATGCCAAAAAATTTGGGTTTGCCGCTGGCCGTGTACTTGGTCATCTCATTGTCAAGCGCATCAATGCTCAAAAACTGCAATGGTGTTTGTGGGTTTGTGCTTGTGAGCTTGAGGGATTTGGTCTCCAAGAAGTCAGCAGGCACAGCGCCATATTGCGCATCAAAAGACGCATTGGCCCTGACAATCATCTGCCTAGTGCGCAGTGTTCTTTCAATTTGCGCTTCGGCCAGAGAGATAAAGTCAGGGATGGCCGTGGTCAGGTCCGACCGATTCAGCCAGTCACCAATGGATGTCTTCAGTTCCGCGTATGTAGTCAGTGCCATTATTGGGCCTCTTTTTCCATCTCTTCTTTCACAATCCAAGTGTGTTCATGGCGAAATTCAAACGTGCCAATGTGGCCAATTTCCTTTGAAACGTCATGGTCGATGTAGACTTTGTAGCCAAGCTCTTGAGCTTTCTTACAAAAGAACACATCTTCACCCATGTAGCCTCTGGTGGACTGCCAAGGCATATCAAACCATGGCTCGCTCATGCCCTCAAACACCTCGCGCTTGATCAGCATTATGCCCGTTCCAATGCTTCCCACCTCTTCAATTCCAGTCGATTCTGGCATGGTATAGACCGCCTGGCGCTTGCCGTTCTCATCATAGTTCTGGGCAGTTGGGCCAGTGGGCATTCTGCGCCTGGCACAGTTGGCAGCCACAATCTCTTTGTCGTGCTTCAAGAGCCGCTGGACCATGTCCTGCGGAAACGTCATGTCCGAGTCAATGAAAAGAATGTGGGTGCAGCCCTCGGCCATGGCATCCAAGCAAAGGTCAGCCCTTTGGTTTTGGATAATCGTGCCTTGCATCAATTTCAGACTGATAGCGTCTGTGGTGTTGAGTGTGTGATAGGCCACCATATTGACCATGCAATAGGTGTAATTTGTGTGGACCTGATCACGGGCCGGTGTGCAGACTGCAATGTAGTTCATACTTTCCCAGGTCTAGTTCTAAAAAATTGGTTGTCAGAATCGTTGAGCCAGCGCTTCATATATTCCTGGTCATCGATCTTGCCCTCGGCCTTCATCTTGTAATAAAGGGATTCGGGGATGGATGCCACCAAGTGCCATTCACCGGTCCAGTTGGCTTTCTCATCCACAGCGTTATAG